GTGCCTTTGTCGAGACATGGTATGATCAAAGTGGATTAGGACGAGACGCTACTGCAACCCAGACATCTCACGAACCTCAGATTGTTAATAATGGATCGCGCATTTTGTCAAATGGTAGGCCTTCCTTACTTTTCAATAATAGTAAATTATCAGTATCTCAAGACATAACAGGAGAAGACTTTGGTGTCTATGCGGTGGTTGAACCAAACCTTCAAGATCCGTCAACAGATGGTTATATCTTTGATAATTTAACATCTTATGGAAGAGGTTTATTGCACGATGATTATCATAGCGGTAGGTTTGTATTAGTTACTGATACTACATCAACAACTCCAGAAAGACAAAGAGTAGAAGTTGCTTTAGAAACTTCTAATGGTACACCCGCGCTTCAACTCATATCGGGCGTAATAAACAATACCACAGCCTCTTCTCCTAATGGCAGTATGGCTCTTTATAATGTAAATACGGGAGACTCTGAAGTAGAAACTTACGAAAACAACGAAATTCCATATCAAGAAAATACATTCGTTCAATATATAGGTGCAGGCTCAGGCACGGGAAGTAACCCATTTGATGGGTATATTTCAGAATTAATAATTTACACAGGTGCTGGGCAATCAGACAATCGCTTGAAAATCCAGACAAACATCAACAATTATTATTTCAGTTAGCCCCTTTTTATTAGAAAGATGGAACAAGATAATCTGCTGTTCTATCTATATGGGGTTGGGCATTAATTGTAGTATTACTAACTTGAGTTGTGTCACCCTCTTTATTATTAATCACATTTTGTATATTACCATCAGCACCTATTCTCATTTCATTCTTATTCAATTCATTTTGTCGTGAAGACATATCTAATTGATTACCAGATTGTGTTTCTATTTGTTCAACTGTGCTTCTTCTTTGCGTATTCAGCATTGCAGCTGCCTTCTGCTCGTAGCTACGAGGCGTATCCCTTTGTTCTAGTAATGGAACCGCAGATTTTACTACAGGTGAATCTGAAAAAACTGATCTCGCGGCTGCCGCGGGCACAGTAGGTAAAGTTCCTGTCATAGCCGCGGCTTCAATAGCGGCAGAACCTGTAGGTAATACATTTGCAGGTGCGGAGGCTTTATCAGATATCTCTGATATGTGTTTCATTACCTCGGCAACTGTTTTTAGTTTCAGTTTAGAAAGTCTTTTAATCTGATCAACGAATTCTTCTAATTTATCAGGCTCACCTGTATCAAATGCCCGTATTGAATTACTAAGATTATCGATTGAATCTGATGCTGTTTCTAAATCAGGTGCAACTTTACCTAATTCAATAAATTTTTTAACAGGATCACCAGAGAAGAAACTCAATACACCACCAACAGCCGCGGCGGCACCAAATGCTATTAGAGAAGCAGATACCGCTGCGATTCCTGCAGCTGCAATAAGAAGACCAGGACCAGCATCTCCTAATTTGCTAAGTGAATCTACGAAATTGGTTAAGAAATCGCCAACGGCTCCAATCACTGTTGAGATAGCGGAAGCAAAAGCACCCAAGAATGGTGTAATTTTTTCTAATGCTGAACCAAATAAATCAAAGGCAAATGCGGCTGGTATTAGAGCGGCTCCTAATACTGCGATTGCAGCGGCGCCTATGAAGATTTGTGGCGCGATGAATGATAGACCGAATGCAGCTGCACCTAATGCCACTAGAACTCCTATTCCTATTCCTACACCAGCCCAATTAACATCAGAGAACATTCCAAAAGCAAATGCAGCTGGTATTAAAGATGCTCCTATTGCAGCAATGGCAAGAGCGCCTTGAAAAAGTTGTGATGAAGATTTTCCTATCATTTTAGCACCGACTGCAAGTATCCCTAGAGTTGTAACACCTAGTGCTACCTGTCCAAAATCTATACCAGTAAATTCTTTTAGTGCTTTACCTGTTACAAATAATGCACCTCCCAAGGCAATGAGAACAGCTGCGCTAATCAAATACTTTTTATCGGCAAGTGCTTTAAGACCTTTACCAAGACCTTTGAAGAATCCAGCTATTCCAGCCCCTGCACCTTTTCCTATTCCAGCCAGTGCGCCTCCTATTCCTCCACCAGCACCTTTTCCTGCTGCACCGCCGGCTTTGTCACCTCCACCGAATCCAAGTTTAGACTTGATACTATCTTTGAGAGAACCTAACATTCCACCAGATTTCTTACCTGCAGTATCCTTACTATCCTTACCACCTGTGAGATTAGATAATGCCAAAGTTCTTTTCTTCTCTCTAGCAATGTCTTCTTTACGATTTTCTCTGTCCTGTAATACATCGCCCTCTGATCCATCTACTAATGTTTTCAGAGATTGACTTGTATCTATAATAGCCTCAATAGCATCGGGCGGAATTACTGAAGATGCCGCTGCGGGTGCACCTTCTGCACTAGCCTGTCCTCCACCCATACCACCAGTAATATTATCAACTGATTGCTGTGGATCAAAGTCCTTTGCAGCTTTGGAAATTCTCTTTAATAGCCCTTGACGGATCATAAAGAATCTAGTCTTTGTCAGAATATCTTGATCTGGTGTCGATCCAAGAATGTCATTAAGTGACATCTTTCTATCGATCTCTAATTCAACACTCTCTGTTGCCTTTTCAACTTTTTCAAGAATATTTTTCTTTATTCTTAAAAATCTTAAAAAATGAACCGCATTTACCTTGGGAGGTTCTCCAAGAAGCTTCGATAGAGAAATCTCTTTATCAATGTCTAAGTCTAGATTGCCGCCGCTTGTAGCGTTTTCAACAGATTTAAGTATATTTCTTTTAACATTTAAGAATCTAAAAGCCAGAGCAAAATTCAGATTATCTAATTTTTCCATATCACCCATTAAAGATGATAGAGAAATAGTCTTATCAATATCTAAATTGAGATTACCGCCAGAGGTAGCCTTCTGAACCGAACTAAGTATATTGGCTTTTATTGAATCAAGTTCATCCACGAACTTTGAATTATCAGAACTTATACCAGAAAGTAAATTGTCGGTTGCCGACTCAATAGTTTCGACCTGCTTCTCTAGAGCAGCCAGCAATTTTTCATTTATTTTCTGAAGTTGTTCTGAATTATCCGATTCCATTTATTTACTTTTTAGCTTGGTTTCTTGCGTTTTCTTCTGCGATGTATTTCTGTAACATTCCTACATACACTTGTCTTTCCCACGGTAACATATTATCTAATTCTGTCAAACTATATTTATGATGTTGAAGCATCGCAAAGTTGGTTTGATAGTGATTAAGTAAAGATTCATGTGAAAGACTTAGGTAAAAAAATCACCTAAACCTTCGATGGTGTGTTCATTTTCATGTCCACAAAACTGGCATGTAAAGTTAATTGTATGAGAAAGTTTTGGCTGATTCTGAATGTATTCTTGAATAGATTGAAGATGATTGTGACTCAAAGATTCAACAAATGTATTAAGTTCTTTCTTATTTGAATCATCTGTATTGTAAACTCCATCTTCATCAAAGATGCTTTCAATCGATGCAATGATGCCCGGTGTAATATCGGAACCATCTCCGATACTTTTGATATCTTTGACACGAATAGGTCTAAGAATAACTCCGACTTCATCAGTCAATTGTAATTTATTCTCAGCTTTCTTCTTGGGAAATTGAACCTTAACTTCGGTCAGATCGATAGTTACGATATTTTTCTTATCACACTCTTCACATTTGATACTGAATTCAATGTTCTCTCCAATACTGATAGCTCTCAGTTGAAGAAAGATATATTCCATATCATATATAGTAAGATCATTCGGGTTTACTTTTTCAAAAGAACATACACGGATGATGTCCTTGACCACTTTTGTAATTTCATTCACATCTTCAGTTGTTTGTGCCTGAAGAAGAATTTTTTCTTCTTTAACAAGAAAAGGTCTAAATTCAACCTGTTCTTTTGTTGAAGGAATTTCAATCGTGTGTTTTGCTGTTTCTAATATAGGTAATGGCATAATATTTTAATAATTTAATTCGATAGGTATTTATATAGATATCAATTGTCGATAATCACATCGCGGCAAGAGAATGTTACATCTAATGTTAGGATAGAATCTGTTGTTGTTTGAGATTTGGTAACTGCGCCTAAAGTTACGGGATAAGCATCTCTAAGTGTTATTCCATATTTGGTTTTATCTTCTTTATCTTGATGTTCTAAAAAGATATCTGTAACATATTCTGCAAGATAACGAAGTGTGTATGTTTTTTGATTAATGATCCCTTGTTGCCATTTTTCAAATATGGTCTTCACATAAAAATCTTCTGTTAATCTAAAAGTGATTGTCACATCATCATTGATATAACCTGTTGGAATTTTCAATGGGTTTCTATACATTGAATAATCAAGTGTTTCGATTTGTTTACCGGGAAAGGTAATTGATTCACACAGTAAATTAAGGCTTTGCATATCAAATTTTCCGCCCTCTCTTACATAGTTAGGTACATTTATAAATGCTCGGAATCTATTTGGATTCGCTAAGCCACTTCTTCTTACTACTTCTGATTTTAAATTTTCTATACTTGAACTCATTAGATTAAGCTTCTTGATGTTTTCCAAACAGAACCCTTACTGCTCTTCTTAAACTGTTCTGTTGGCATGAAAAGTGCTACCTCCCATTCGGTAGCCGGCACTTGGGTTATTCTTGATTGCACCTTTGATGTTAAATATCTTTTATAACAAGGTTTAAATTCTTTTAATGATGATGCACTTTTGAGAAAATTATATGTTAATTTAAATTTTGTCGTGGTGCTATATGTTTTATTATTAGTAAATTCTGTAAGTTTATCAAAGAATTTTGCTCTTAAATTGGGTGGTAGATAATGAAGATTGAGACCTGTGAAGCCTCCTTCTACCTTATCAACTAGAATGATGAGAGGAAATCTATCATAATACGGCAATATTTCTTTATATTTTGGATCGTAGAAATACATATACATTCTACCAGGTAATGGTTTATCAACTCTTAATAATTCTTCATCTTTCAATAAAGCAGGTCTACTAATATTAAAAGTTTTAAGTCTTTTCTTAAACCAGTTTAGCGATTGCTTTGTTCTGGGTGTAATCCCAGCCTTAAACGCTTCCTGTTCTAATTTTTGAAAACTTGATTTACTGGCCATTACTTCTATTTATAATCAAGTCAATAACTTTATCCCAAGTCCTTTGATTGTTTTCTCTGTCCATATATCAAACTTCCATCCTCTATTCTCTGCATATTCTTTCGCAGCTTCCCATTTAGATTGGTTCTTTATATATGTCATAACCTCTTTGATATATCTTTTTGTTTTCTTTCGAACCTTTGGTTCTTTAGTTTCTTTTTCTGGTTTTATTTCGATGAGCCATGTCTTGCTATCTTTTGTTGTAATTTTCAGATCAACAAAGTATTTGTGTATTTTATTATCTGTCTTACATCGATATGGCACCACTGTTTCTTCACTCGACCACCTTACAATAGATGGATTCTCATCACACCAACGAAATACCTGTCTTTCCCATAAGGATCGAAAGATACATCTTGATGGATCACCTTCATATTTAGATGTATTCTTTATACTATATCTTCCTTTATAGGTCATATTATATTTATAAATAGATATATGGATAAAGCTAATTTAATATTTCCTTTAGAAATAGGAAATCAACCTGAGAGACCGCTGATAAAATTTACTGCATATGATCGAAAAGATGGTAATGCAGACCAACATCATATTTATCTACCTTCTCCGGGCGGTATTTCATTTACTGAGCAAGCAGATTTTAGCACAATCGATTTAGGTGTTGTAGCAGCTACAGCAATTAGTGCACAGCAGGCGACAGGCATTGGTAATACGTTGGGTGCGATTGGTAAAGGCATTGGTGGCTTTTTTGGAAGCGCGACTAAAACAGCTGCTTCGATGGGAGGCATTGGAGAACAGTTTGATTTTTCAACTAAGACTATTAAAAATCCAAATACTAATACAACCTTTAAGGCTAATGGAATGAGAACTTTTTCTTTTGCTTTTAAATTGATAGCTCGTAATGAAAAAGAATCCGAAGTAATAAGAAAAATTCATTCTAAATTTCGACATTTTACATACGCTGCTAGAAAAGGAGGTTCTTCAAATTTTATTGTTGATTTTCCACCAGTATGGACAATCAGATTTATGGATCAGGGACAAAATTCTTTATCAGAAAATAAATATATTCCTAGAATTTTTTCTTGTTATTTAACTCAATGTAATTCTACTTTCAATGCTGATGCAAATATATATCACAATGATAAAGCACCTCTTGTCATTGATATGAGTATAACATATCAAGAAACTCGTGCTCTCACTAGAAATGATATTGAAGATATCGAAAATG